GGGCGGTAGAGAGTGGGGGGGCTGCTCGGTGAACTGGGGCAACTATCAGGACGTGCTCGCCCAGCTGCACGCGGCCGGGCTGCTGGTGGAAAGCCTGGAGGTGGGCCAGCGGCAGCGGTGCAAGGTGGAGGGCGACCGCGAGAAACGCGGGTGGTATCACCTGCACGAGCTGCGGCTGGACAGCGGCGACACGCTGCTGGTGGGCAGCTACGGCGTGTGGCGGGGCAACGACCCCGGCTCGACGCGCGTGGAGCTGCGCAAGGGCACCGAGGTGTCCGCCGAGCAGCGCGCGGCGCTCAAGGCGCGCATCGCGGCCGACCGCAAGGCCGCCGACATTGCCAGGCGCAGCGAGGCCGCGCGGGCCGCGGCGCGGGCCGGTGCGATGTGGGCTCGCCTCGAGCGCGAGGGCGACAGCGAATACCTCCGGCGCAAGTGCGTCCAGGGCCACGGCGTGCGCTACAGCTCGAGCGGTGCGGTGGTCATCCCGATGTTGGACGCCGCCGGGCAGATCCACGGCCTGCAGGCCATCTACCCCAGCGAACACCCCAAGCGCAAGCGCCTGGGCCGCGACAAAGATTTCTGGCCAGCCGGCGTGGCCAAGCAAGGCCACTGGTTCCAGATCGGGTCGCCCCCGGTCGGCGCGGCCTGCCTGGTGTGCGAGGGCTACGCCACCGGCGCCACGCTGTACGAGGCCACCGGCCTGCCCGTGGCCGTGGCGTTCGACGCGGGCAACCTGCTGCACGTCGCGCAGGCGCTGGTGGCCAGATGGAAGGGCCTGCGGCTGCTGCTCTGCGCCGACGATGACTACCTAGGCAAGTGCCCGGCCTGCGGGCAGTTCACCGCCACGGGTGAACCCAAGTGCACCCACTGCGGCGCCGAGCACGGCCGCCGCAATGCTGGCGTGAGCGATGCCGCGTCGGCCGCGCTGGCCGTTTCCGGCGAGTGGATGGCCCCGGTCTTCGCGGCCGGGCGGACGACCGACCGCAAGGGGCCGACCGATTTCAACGACCTGCACGTCATCGAAGGCCTGCAGGTCGTGCGCGCCCAGGTCGAAGCCCGCCTCACGGCGCTGCAATGGCGGGGCAAGCTCGCCCCCGCCGCCACCGCGCCACAGGGGGAGGGGGGCGATGCGTCCGACGACCTGCGCAGCATCGGCACGGTGGACGAACTGCACAGCCGTTTCGCGCTGGTGTACGAAGCCGCCGACACCGTGTTCGACTGCCAGGAGCACAAGCTGGTCCCGCTGTCCTCCATGCGCAACCTGTGCACCAGCCGGCAGCTGCACCGCGCGTGGATGGAAAGCGCCAGCAAGCGCATCGTGCGCGTGGATGAGGTGGGCTTCGACCCCACCGCGCAGGACGCCGGCATCAAGTGCAACCTGTGGAGCGGCTGGCCCACCAAGGCCCGCGCCGGCCGCTGCGAAAAGCTGCTCGAGCTGGGCGAGTACCTCTGCAGCGAAGACCCGGCCGGCGACGAAACCTGGGCATGGCTGCGCCGCTGGCTGGCCTACCCCATCCAGCGGCCCGGCGCGAAGCTGAAAACCGCGGTCGTGATGCACGGCCCGCAGGGCACCGGGAAAAACCTGTTCTTCGAGGCCGTGCTGGGATTCTACGGCCGCTATGGCCGGCTGCTGAACCAGGATTCCGTTGAAGACAAGTTCAACGATTGGGCCTCATGCCTGCTGTTCGGAGTGGCCGACGAGATGGTGGCGCGCGATGAGATGTACCACGCGAAAAACAAGCTGAAGACCCTCATCACCAGCGACCGAATCCGCATCAACCCCAAGAACCTGGCCAGCCACTACGAGCGCAACCATGCCAATCTGGTGTTCCTGTCGAACGAAATCCAGCCGATGGCGCTGGAACGTGACGACCGGCGCTACGCCGTGATCTGGACCCCCGCCAAGCTCGACGCGGGCTTCTACAACGCCGTGCTGGGCGAGATTCGAGACGGCGGCATCCCGGCGCTGCATGACTACCTGCTGAGCCTCGACCTGGCCGACTTCGGGCCGGCCACGCTGCCGCCGATGACCACTGCCAAGCGCGACCTGATCGAGCTGGGCATGGAGTCCACCGAACGCTTCTACGTCGACTGGACCAGCAAATACCTGCCCCTGCCCGTGGTGAGCGTGCGCACCGAGGATCTTTACGAGGCCTACCGGCATTGGGCGCACCGCAACGGCGTGGCCAAGCCCGCGCAGATGGCCACCTTCATCGGCAGCATCAGCAAGCGGCCGGGCGTGCGCAAGGCCCGCGAGCGGCACTACGAGGGCTACAGCCACCAGAAGATCGTGCAGAGCACCTGCATCCACCCGCCCGGCGTGCAGCCGCCTGGGGCGGCCGACATGCTGGCCAGCAGCATCAACGCCTTCAACGAGGCCGCCAAGGCCTGGCGCGATGCGGCTGCGGCCAGCAGTTCGCGGCCTACCGGCTTTGCGTCGTCCAACAGAACGGGTACAGACCATGACGCCGCGTTCTGACTTTGCGCGCGAATTCTGTGCAGCCTGTGCAGCCTGTGCAGGCACTTGTGCAGGCACTTGTGCAGGCGGAACGGCAGCGCAAGTTCTTGATTTTGCTGGCGAAACGTCGCATGTGCAGGCTGTGCAGGCGCTTCCAGCGTGCGCACACACATGCGCATGCGTGTGCGAGCGGGCGGGCGCGCAGGCGCAGGTGCGTGGGCGCGCGCGCGACCTGCACACCCCTGCACAGCCGAAAAAATGTGTGGTGGTGCGGGGTTGCAGTGTTCGGCGGCCTGCACGGGTGCCTGCACAGCGGCCTGCACAGCCTGCACGGTTGGCAACAACGAACCGGAGCGCCTGACCCCATGCGCATCACCATCGACACCTCCGAGCTGCGCACCATCACGCAGCGGCTGCAGTTCAGCGAGCGCCGCACGCGCGCCGTCACGGCCACGGTGCTGACGCGCGTGGCGCGGCAGATCGAAACCGACTGGCGCGGCCAGTTCGAGCAGCGCCTGGACCGCGCCACGCCGCTCACCAAGCGCGGCACCGTCGTGCAGCAGGCCACCGCGGCCACGCTGCAGGCCGTCGTCAAGCTGCGCGACAGTTCCACCGCCGGCAGCGCCGTGCCGTCCGAGTACCTGGCCCCGCAAGAGTTCGGCGGCCCGCGCGACCTCAAGAAATTCGAGCGCGCGCTACAGGCCCAGGGCAGCATGCCGCGCGGCTACCGGGTGGTGCCGGCCGGCGGCGCCAAGCTCGACGCCTACGGCAACATCAGCCGCGGGCAGATCGTGCAGGTGATCGCCCAGCTCGGGCGCGACTTCTCCCCCGGCTACGCCCGCGTCATCGGCAAGACGGCCGCCAAGCGCCTGGCCGCCGCCAAGCGCACCGGCCGCGAGTACGTGGCCATCCTGAACAACGACCGCAGCCGCCTCGAGCCCGGTGTGTACCAACGCAAGGGCCGCGGCCTCGTGCGCGTGTTCGCCTACGTCAGCAATGTGAGCTACCGCACCCGGCTGCGCCTTGTGCCCGATGGCCTGGCGCTGGCGCGGCAGCAGCTGCCCGCACAGACCCGCCGCGCCGTTGGCGAAAGCCTGCAGCGCCTGCTGGCCCGGGGCGCCTGAGCATGAGCACCGCAGCGCCCCCGCCCAGCCCGGCCACCACCGGCACGCAGGCCGAGTTTGCCCGCGCGCAAGGGTGGAGCAAGGGCTACGTGAGCAAGCTCAAGGGCGAGGGCCGCCTTGTGTTCGCCACCGATGGCGTGCTCGACTTCGCGGCCACGCTGGCACGCATCAAGGCCACCACCGGCGTGGACAGCCGCGCCGCCCCGGCCGTGATGGGCGCCGCGTTCGGTGACGCGAAAGACCGCAACGAGCATTACACCGCCGAGCTGGCCCGCCTGAAGTTCGAGCGCGAAATCGGCGCGGTGTGGTCCGCTGAAGACGTGCGCCAGCAGCTGGCCCGCGTGCTGGCAGAACTGTGCGCCGGCCTCGACCAGCTGCCAGACCGCCTGGCCCCGCTGCTGGCCGCGCTGGCCGGCGACGAACAGCGCATCCGCGCCGAACTGCGCGACACCATCCACCACCTGCGCGCCGACCTGGCCGCCGGCATGGCCACCGTGGGCCAGGACGAACCGCCCGCCACCGCATGAGCGCCGCGGCCACCCCCATCGCCATCGGCACCCCCCTGCTGCACCGCCCGCCGCCCTGCGGCGCCACGCTGCGCGCCACCGTCGCGCGCATCCTCGCGCCGCGGCGGGCGCCGCCGGTCAGTGACTGGGCCGACCAGCACCGCGTGCTCACCAGCAAGAGCGGCCCCGAGGCCGGGCGCTGGCGCACCAGCCGCAACCCGCCGCTGCGCGAGCCGATGGACTGTTTCAGCCTCGGCAGCCCCGTGCAGGATGTGGCGCTGAAGTTCCCCATCCAGTTCGGCAAGAGCGAGGTGCTGGTCACCGCTTGCGCCTACACCATGGCCAACCGGCCCGGCCCCATCATGGTGGCCTACCCCAGCGAAGTCAGTCGCGACAAGGGCGTAAACCAGAAATGGCAACCCCTGTTCGACGGCACGCCCGCGCTGCGCGGCCTGCTGTCCAGCACCAACAGCCGCGAAACCAGCAACTCCCGATTCTTCAAAGACTACGAGGGCGGCCAGTGGTACGCCGAGCACGCCGGCAGCCCCGTGCGGCTGAAGTCCACCAGCGTGCAGCTGCTCGAGGTGGACGAACTCGACGAAGTGGCCGCCATGCTGCCCACCGGCGACGACCCGCTGGAAATGCTGTTCGGCCGCACCAGCGTCTACGCCGGCAGCGCCAAGCGCCTGTATGTCAGCACCCCGCAACTCAAGAGCACCAGCCGAATCGAGCACCTGTGGGAGCGCAGCGACCAGCGCCGCTACCACGTGCCATGCCCGCACTGCGGCGAGCCGCAGCCCATGGAATGGGCCGCGCTGCAGTGGAGCCAGCGCCCCGGGCCTGACGGACTGCGCCGCGCCTGGCTGGTGTGCCGCGAGTGCGGCGCCCACATCGACGAACACCACAAAACCGCCATGATCCTGGCCGGCGCCTGGGTGCCCGGCAACCCCGCCGCGCGCATCCGCGGGTATCACATCAACTGCCTGTACTACCCCGTGGGCCTCGGCCCCCGCTGGCCTGACCTGGTGGAAATGTGGCTCGACGCCCAGGGCGACCCTGCGCGCCTCAAGACCTTCATCAACGACCGCCTGGCCGAACCCTGGGAAGACGCCAGCCAGCGCCACGTCAAGGCCAGCATCGTGCAGGAGCGTGCCGAGCCCTACCCGCTGCGCACGGCCCCGCCCGGCGTGGTGCGCATCACCGCGGGCGTGGACACGCAGGACAACCGCCTGGCCGTGCAGGTGGTGGGCTGGGGCGCCAACCGCGAGAGCTGGGTGCTCGACTACGTGGAATTGCCCGGCGACCCCGCGCAGGATGCCGTGTGGACAGCGCTCACCGACCTGCTGAACCGCCCCATCCAGCACGCCAGCGGCGCCACGCTCAGCGTGGAGGCCACCTGCGTCGACATGGGCGGCCACCGCACCGAGGCCGTCAAGTCATGGGTGCGCAGCCGCGTGGTGCGCCGGCCCATGGCCATTTTCGGCGCCGTGCCCAACAACGCCCCCATCCTCGGCAAATCCAAGATGGCCGACGTGACCTGGCGCGGCCAGTACGACAAGCGCGGCGTGATGATCTACCAGGTGGGCACCGTGGCCGCCAAGCATGCGCTGTATGCCCGACTGGCGGCCGACGCCGACGCCCAGGCCGCATGGGCCAACCAGCCCGACCGCGACCGCCCACCCGCCCCCGACCGCGGCTGCCACTTCAGCGACCAGTTGCCACCCGAATACTTCGCCGGCCTCATATCCGAGGTGTTCAACCCCAGCAAGAACCGCTTCGAGAAGCGCCGCGGCGGCGTGCGCAACGAACCGCTGGACACCTGGATTTACGCCTACGCCGCCACCCACCACCCGGAATTGCGCCTGCACCGCGCCACCCGGGCCGACTGGGCACGCTGGGCGCAGCGCCTGGAAGCTCCGGCCGCGCCAGGCGCTGCCGCGCCCGAGGGGGCCCCGGCACCAGCCGCACCTGCGCCAGCCGCCCCCGCGCCGCACGCCTGGAGCGGCCCCGCCCGCCCCAAAGGCTTCGCCGGCCGCTGGCGCGGCTGAGCACGCAGCGCCACCGCACCGCACCCCAGGAGCACCCCACCATGGCCGACAACCTGTGCACCCGGTTCATCAACGCCGCGGCCGCGCGGCTGGCGGCGCACCCGGCCATCCCGGCCGAATCGCGCAGCGCCTACCGCGAAACGGTGGCCAGCGTGCTGCATCAGCAGCTGCTGGCGTTGATGCCCCAGCGCATGGCCGACACCGGCCCGCTGCGCCTGTACCCACCCGCGCAGCTGCCGGCGCACCGCGCCGCGCGCGAGCAGCGCATCCGCGCCATGCTGGCCAGCGGCAGCGCGCCCGAGCTCGTGGCGCTCGAGGTGGGCTGCAGCCGCGCGCATGTGTACCGGGTGCGCAAGGCCATGAGCCGGGCCGCCGAGCCTGCGCCGGCTGCTGCCGCGTCTCAGCCACCGCCCTAGTTTGAGACAGCCCGCCGGGGGAGCATCGGTCGTCGAACCGCGCTGAACAGGATGCACCAATGGCCGCGTACAACAAGTTCCAGGACTACGCCGAGCAGCTGAACAAGGGCGTGCACAACTGGTCGACGCACACATTCAAGGCTGCGCTGACCAATACGGCGCCGGTGGCCAGCAACACCGTGCTGGCCGACATCACGCAGCTCAGCACCGGTGGCGGATACACCGGCGGCGCCGGTGGCGGCCTGCAGCTGGACACGGTGACCCTCACAGAAACCAGCGGCACCGCCAAGGTGACCATCGCCGACGAGGTGTTCACCGCCTCCGGCTCGGTCGGCCCCTTCCGCTACGTGCCCTATTACAACGACACCGCCACCAGCCCGGCCGATGCGCTGGTGTGCTGGTTCGACTACGGCTCGAGCATCACGCTGGCCACCGGCGAGGTATTCACGCTGGATCACGACGCCACGAACGGACTCTGGCAGCTGGTGTGAGCATCGACATCACCAGCCGCATCGTCGGCAAGCGCGTGGCCGCCGTGCTCAGCAATGGGCATGTGCTGCAGATCCGCACCGCGTGCGGCGCCGAGATGAGCCTGGTCTGGCTGGACGACAACGGCCGGCCGCTGAAGGGCCGCCCCGTCATTGCGGAAAGTGGCGTGCGCCTGCAGGCGCGCGGCATCCGAGACTTGATCCACATGCCCGGCATCGCCCGCGGCCAGTAGGAGCACACCATGCTGAAGTATGCAGAACGCCCCCTCAAGCCCAGCGAGTTTCAGTCGCGGCTCGATGAACTGTGCGCCGCGCGGGACGAAATCAACGCCGCGAACGCGCCGCTCGAGGCGCAGCTTGCCAAAGCAAACGCCCAGGCCGAGGCGCTGCGCGTGCAGGCGCAGCAGCTGGCCGACCAGATCGACGACAACCGCGGGCGCGTGTTGTGGATCAGGATGAAAAGCGAGATCCGCGTTCTGACCAAGGCACTGGCCACTGGAGCCCGGAGCGGGGCGGACGGGTCTGCGCGCTGAAACAAGGAAACGCCACGTCGCCTACATCTGGCGTCGACATCGCGCGCGGCGCGTGGACGTGGACCGCGCCGGGCGCTCGAGTCTCATCACAACCCGAAGGATGACCATCATGTTTCGCAGCTTGAAGCACGCGCTCGCCACCATGTTGGCGGCCTTGATTGGCCAAGCGGCCTTCGCCCAGTCGCTCAAGCCGCCGCAGCTTGCCACTGTCTGCACGGCGTGCAAGGCGGCCAGCGCGTGCAACACGCCACGCCTGGCGGGCGACACCGTGGCCCTGCTGGAGTGGCTGAATGGGGCCGCCACGCCGACCGTGCTGGCATGGCGGCATCAAGTGGCCCCGATCGAGATGGACCAGGCCGCGAACTACACCGCGTTCGACTCGTTGACGGCCGGCAAGCGCGCTGCGTGGCCCCTGATGCTGGGCTACACGCGAGACTTCAGGGTCAACAAGACGCGCAACGCCGTGACCGATATCTGGGGCACCGCTACGGCCGGCAGCGTGGCAGAGTCGATCCTTCTCGTCGGGACCGCCAGCGCGACCAATACGCAGGTCGCGCTCGGCGGCACCGGCAAGACGACCGGCACAGTGACAGCGACCGACTACAGCTATTCTGGGCCGGCGAATCAACTGGACGCCGACTGGTTGATCCAGTCCGCGAACTGCTCATGACTGCGGCCGAGATTGCCGCCCTCGAATCGCTCGTCGGGCGACCACTTGTGGCCGCCGAGACTGAGCAGATAGAGGCCCATGTCGCCGACCCCGACGACAGGCGCGACGACCTGATTGCGGCACTGCTTTCGTTGGGCCGGACAGAGGTGCGAGCAACGCGCGTGTCTGAGGCGGGGCTGCTCGAGCGCTGGCCGGCAGGCCCGATCGCGGCTGATGCGTTCCTGACCAAGCTCGAGACCTTCGCGGCGAGTGGGCACGCTGTCGCCGGAGTGGTGCGTCGAGCCCTGCGTTTCCTGGCCCTGCCCGAGGGGCTTGACCTTGGCGCGATGGCGACGCATACCATGATCGACGCGCTGCAGTCCGGAGGCGTGAT